AACCCCCCCAAATCCCTACTATTCAGCTACGTTTATTTTGCTTACTGTGGTGACACTTTCTATCCCTGTAAGGGAAGGCATTCTGGGGGAATTGTCTTTCGGGGTTGGTGAAACCCTACAACGTAAAAAAGTTAAACAACGTTGTTGGGTTAAATTTACTAATGTTTTTATCGTATCTGTGTGTCTATCTATAACATGGGAAGCCAAAAACAAAGAGTTGAAAGATTACAACTCTTAGCAAAAATGAAAAAACAACACGAAAAAGACGAAACTAGTGAAGTCCTAAGTCGTCATTTATTGGAAGATTATATGATACAAATGTGGTATCTAGGTCATCAGACTAGGTCTGATTACCTTGAAGTCCTATTCAGGAGTCAAAAGAGAGATGAATAAGTGGCATAAATGGATAGATAATTTCTGTCCTGAATGTGAAAATCCTATCAAAAAGCCTTTTCAGACCCGCTGTGATTACTGCAAGGTCTTGTTTGATTGGTCAGACTATGAGGATTAATCCTCAGACCCCTTTATTTCCTTTCCAGTCTTCCGCATAACTTGGCGACTTTCATTCGAGTTTCTATAGCGAACGCTAGGATAAAGAACAATAGAGCCGGAGTAAGATACTCAATCATTTGTTAGCGTTGTGAATTTTTAAGAGTGCAATTGTTGATATTGGTGTAATAATTGCGGCTAGTAATAATCCTAAAGTAGCGAGAGATTCCATCATTCCACCACCTTTTATTGTATTTGTATTCCTGTATAGACACTACTATCTGCAGCGCTTAGAATTGAAAGATAATTAGTATTATTAATCATAATTTTTACATTTGCAGTATCCACATACCCTTGAGTTCCATGATAAAGGACTCCAGTGTTTACACCATCTGTAATTTGAATAAAATTTGAATAATTTTGTGCAACGGATATCATTATGGAGACACCTAAAGCAGGTTGGAATGTTAACGTAACCCCTATAACTCCAACATCATTGACTACATCTCCAACTACCATTATTCAAAAACTCCGTTTTTGTACATTAGAATTTCCACCCTATGACATCTTCAAAAGAACCACGAACCAAAGTAATTTCCTTAACCGTTTTAGTTTGTTTCTTTGTTACTTTTCCATTTTTATCAATAATATCATCATTAACTTTAAAATCTTTTTGTGGAACTGATTTCCAACATTCCGTAAATTTACAATGCAAGCATTCTTTGATCGGGAATGAATCTTTAACTTCTTTACCACAACAACATGAAATATGTTCCCATCTTGCTTTTTTAATTAATCCGTTGATCTTCATTATAGAGCCACCATTAGAGAAAATAAAGGTGCATCATTAATCAAACTTGTACTATCTAAAGAACCACCTTCTCCCGCTGCATTAGTATGCTTATGTGCAGTTATTCCTGCAGCTCCTGAACCGCCACCACCAAAGGACATTATACTGTAACCTCGATTGGCACTTCTGAACGACTTGCAGGAATTACCTGAGCTTCGATTAGAACGGTTCCTGCAGCTCCTGCAGTTACGGTAAGATAGTTGATAACGGTATTATCCAATGTATCAAAACTTGAAGCGGCTAGATTTGCAAATATTCCGTTTAGATTGTAATCGTATGAAGCGGCATTGGCAGCATCATTGTTTGTTATCTTTAATGATATTGCACGACCTAAGAATTGGTCTGGAAAGGATATACCTGTTGTAACACCGGCGGCACAAATGACCCTTACCGGATAGAGTAAGGGAACGTTCCCTGAGTTAATCTGAAAGTTATTGATTGCGGGTTTAGAAAAAAATGCCATAATGTTCACCTAATTTAATGGGCTTCCATATCTGACTAATATTGTTGTAGCTGTGACGACTCCCAAAGTTTGGGTCATTTGCCACTGATACGAACCAGAACTCATATTCACAGGTCCTATGGGAACACGACCTGCAGTAGTTGGACTGATAGCAGAACTAAAAGCTCTTACTGCAGTAGCATTACCGTTCTTAACCAAAGTAAATTGGTATAGAAGTCCTGCAGCTGGGTCTGGGTTGTTTACAACATCTTGTAAGACGTTTGGAGTCAAAGTTAGGAAATTGTTTTGTAAAGTTTGTTGGTCTACCATGAATACAGGTGCATTTAATGCAGCTGGTGTTCCAAGATAGGTTCTTTGTACTGGAATGCCCATTATACAGACATCTCCTGTACTGGTGCACTTGCGCCACCGCCAAAGATTCCGCCCAATGATAAGCCACCTGATAGAATCAGGTTAGCTGCACCGCCAACAATGCCCCCTGTTAAGAAAGCTGCACCTGTTGATGCAATTGGAGTGATTGAACTGTTTGGTGCTACTCTACTCATTACTAATGATACTAGAGAACCGGCACCGATACCTTTAACGACATCACCGATTACACCGGTTTTCAAACTTGAACCAATTCCGCGACCTTTTCTACTAACGCGTCTTGTGATTGTTCGTCTTCTTGCCATTGTTTTTCTTGGTGCACTTCTTCTTTTTATTGTTTTCGTAATTCGTCTTTTAGTTGCTGTTTTTCGTTTTGCTTTAGTCGTAGTACGTTTTGATTTCTTCTTGAATCCGCCGCTTTTCATTATACGAGCAAACTTTCTTCTTGCCGCTAATTGTTTTGCACTAGCCATTTAATCAAGCACCATAATCCGGATTTGAATAATTACCATAAGGGTTTGCATTACTAGAAGTTCTTACATTAGTACCGGTTAAATTTAAAACCCCTGTTCCTTGTAAAGCTGCATTAGAATTGTATTGATTGTTAGTTGTAGTATTACCAAAAATATATTCTAAACTTCCGGCATAAGGTGGAATTTTACTAGGTAATTCGGGTCCATAATATTCTGATTGAGTTTGTTGTTGAGGTCCTTGATATTCAACTGCATCGGCACTTGATAAACTAGGGATTAAACTGTTAAAACTAAATGAAGAATCTTGAATATTATCATTTTTTTCCGGTTCATCTTTTTTAATTATAAATGGTTCTCCGGTTTCTCCTTGGTCTTGATATCTTAAAAAATCATCATAATTTCTACCTAAATAACCACCATCTCTAAAAGGATTCAAACTTTGAGTTAATTCAGCGGGTGTAGCAGTTCTTAAATCAGAAATTGGATTTAAAGACCTAACTATACTATCACTAAAAGCATTTAAACCGCCGCCAATTCTGGAACCAATTCCAGAAGCACCGCCCAAGTTTTTAAATATAAAATATGCCGCAGCTATGCCGCCAACTGCGAAAACTGTATTTAATGATACCATGATATTTGAATAACGTATTATAATTTAACCATATCGGCTTAGATTACCGTATCTCGTTTGATATTCTTCTTGTAGCCTATCGATTTCGCCTTGTTGTCTAAATACTAATTCATTAGCTGTTGCGATTCTTTCTTGTGCTTCTTCATATCTTGCACGTTGTGCAAAAGCCGCCCTAGTTGCTTCATTAAATGGAACATACTTATCCGGAAATAATGATTTTTCTGATAGTGGTCCTTTTTCTCCAGTCCATGCAGTTTGATAAAATTTAAATTCAGAATCAAATTTATTTAGTAAACTTTTTCCGGTTCCGCCTAATCCAAAAGTTGAACCGACCGGAACTTTTTGTTCTTGTGATATGAAACTTTGAGTTTTATCTAATTCTGTTTGCAATTGATTAATTTTTACATTGGATATGTTTTTTTCATAATCTAAAATGTCCTGTGCAATTCCCAAGTTAGACTGTCTGATATTTTCTAAGGTTCCGATATTACTTTCTTGTTTTTCTATTGCTTGAGCTTGTGCTTTACTAAGCAAATCAGTAAAGGGACTGATAAACGGAATGTTTGATAATGATGGAATAGACCCTCGACCCTTAGAGAGAACCAAAGCCGCCAATAACGAAATACCAACGAGAAGAGCTTCATTGAGTTTTACCATTAGTTACAAAAAAGACACTTGTCAACTTTAAAAGTTTCCCCATTCCAAATTATCCCATATCCTATATAACACGCTGTGCATAGTTTACCTTTTTCCATTCCTCTTTTAGATTGACATGACTTCACTATCGGATACTTCATCTTTTTTACCTGCTTTTGGTGCTTTAACAAACTTTTGAATTAACTCGTTTACTTTGTCTGGATTATCTTTAACAAGTTTTTCAACATACTTCATTGTCTGCGGGTCTTGCAGTAGAGGTTGAATGTTCTTTGGTAACATTGGTGCAAATTGTGAAATTAAAGCACCTATAGAACCTAAAGGATTAGCCTCATCAAAATCGTCTTTAGATATTGAAACGCCTTGCTTCATTTTATTTAATTTGCCGGTTAACTTTTTGTTATCTTTTTCTAAACTATCAATATATTCTAGGTATCGATTTTTTAGTTTGCCATGAATCTCATTGGAACCAAACATATTTTTTGTAATAATAATACCCATAACACCGGCGGCAATTACTGCAACTAGTATAATATATTCAATCATCATTAAATTCCTCGTTATCTAATTCCATTCCGCATGTTTGACAAATAATTTTATCATTTTCTTCTGTTAAACCATAAGCATTTTCAAAATATTCGTTACACATAACACAAATTACCATACTATTCTAGTCAATATTAGTACGATATTAGTGTTTTTTACCCCCTTTTCCCCCCCGAACCCCCCCAAATCCCTACTATTCAGCTACGTTTATTTTGCTTACTGTGGTGACACTTTCTATCCCTGTAAGGGAAGGCATTCTGGGGGAATTGTCTTTCGGGGTTGGTGAAACCCTACA